TGGCGCGGCGCTCTTGTCGCGGAAGCATTGACGCCGGTCTCACTCCAAAGTGTTTCGCTGCTAGTTTCAGTTGTTATCGCGAAAGTAGCACCATCGTCAAAATCTGTTTTCACGTATCTGATTTGTGATAGCTTCCCATAAGTGAACCCTTCGACGTACTCAGTAGCGTCACCTGATGCGTCGGTCGTAACAGTAACAGCAAGACGTTGCGCGTAGCTCATTTGTTATCCTTTACTTTTGGGATGTCAAGCGCGGCTGATACCGCGCCATCCATATGTTTAAGCGATGCGGTATGTTACAAACGTATTTGCCGCTGTTTTGCGCGATCTGAACAAACCGGAAGACCCATATATGCCACCGGTCGAAACATGAGCAGATTGTACAATGGGATTTCCAACAATAGTATGCCCGGCCCCGGCAGTTACCGTAATGGTATCAGCAGCGGCAGCCGATAGATTAATCAAAGACCATTCAAAAGATTGATCCGCGTCAATATCGACACCAGCATCTGATAATGTGCCGGTAGGAAGCGTATAGGCTTGAGTTGCGCCCGCAGCGTGTGTGCCGGTGATAATCCCAGTTAACAATTCAGCAATAGTCAGTGTTGCGGCTGTAGTTTCTGCGGTTGGTGTGGCTTGGTCTTTAACAACAACCCCACCAATTAGTGTGCTACCATCAACGCCTGTGCCATGAGCCGCGCCGCCTTGGATTGATGCACGCCCACCGTTGGCATTACCAGCCGTACCTGCGCCACCAGTTACTGATCCTGCACCGCCAGTACCAGAAGTAGCGCCGCCTGCGCCGCCTGTTACGGTTGAAGCGCCGCCCGCACCTGTAGCACCGCCAGCGCCGCCAGTTTGAGAAGCAACGCCGCCCGCAGCAGAGCCTTGGCCAGCACCACCAGCAGCAGCAGACACGCCACCAGCCGAATTACCCGCAGTGCCAACACCACCAATTAAAGTAGCCGCCCCGCCAGCCCCTGATGTGGCACCACCGATGGCACCCGCGACAGCAACCGCGCCCCCCGCTGATGTTACCGTTGCCGGTGCCTGTCCAGTAATTTCCAGGATTGGGTCGCCGCCCACAATATCGTCAAATGTTTGCGTACCGGTATGCGCCACCGTTCCGGCATTGGTAAGTGTGCCGCCACTTTCAATAGCAACTGCGCCGCCGCTTTCTACTGTAATTGTACCGCCGCTAGCGACGACAAATTCGTCACCGCCTTGTTTGCGGTATGTTTTTGGTTGATAAGTTCCGTCTGCCATTAATCTTCTCCGTTAGTTGCGGCGGAATAACCGCCTAGCCACTCAAGGCACGGGTGAAGGGGGCGACAGATGCCGCCCCCATGTTAGTTTACTGTGGAGGGTTATCTGTTGGTGCACTGCGAGGATTGCCACCAAGCCATACACCCGCGACAAATGCATTGCCAGTATTACCGGCTGGCGTCACGGTTACGCGGGTATATCGTTTAATACCCTTATATCCGATTTTAAATACCTCATTATCATCACCGAACGCAAAGCTCGCTAAGGTCTCGGTTCCGATTAAGTTAGCATCTGTCACCGCCGCATTGTCGCTAAGGTCGGATTCGTCACCGTCCTCAAACAACACCGTAAATGTAGCATCAGCATCAGCAAGCGAACCAGTAAGAATGACGAATGTCACACTCCCATATGGCGCTGTGTCGAAGATTTCAGATACAAACGCGGTATTGTCAGTTACCGCCGCTACGGGGGAAAGCCCCCGCGCAGGGTGGATGTTATTCATAAGATCAGCCATGAGCCTACTCCTTTTTAAATTTTAATTAAGCCGAGCACGTCATTGTGCGGATGGCCTCAGGCAATACAACCTGACCACCAAGGCGGCGGCGTAAAATGTAGCGAATATTACCGCTTGTAGCCTGCGTATACGGATCGCGCAACATAACCATCTGAATGCGATCAGCCATGGTGTAGGCACGGCGGAAATCACCATAAGCAACAGGCTTTAACCCTGCACCTTGATCAGGCATGTCCGGGAACTCCACATACGGGTCGCCGTCAATCGTATTTGGCTTTCCTAGTGCAAGGCCTGCCTGCCAGATGTAAGCGCCGTTACCATCTTTCAATTTACGGACTGCGCCCAAGCTGGTGCGGTTCAAAACATAATGCGAATTGGCTGTGTAGGCTGTTTTAATCGCATGCTTCATGTCAAGCAACCCGTCTGCAGTGATTAATGTGGCGTTTCCGCTATTAGTTGTACCAACATCCCCATTAGTCATAAAGCCTTCAGGCCTGCCAACACCATTACCGGTTACAACAGCAGTTCCTTCCGCCGCCGCAAATTGCTCGGAGGACTCTTCCCTGATGAATTCTTCCATGTCAAAAGCTGAATCCTCAAAGTTTTGTTCGCTCAAATCAATAAGCGCATACAGCTCATGCGTTGGAATTTCTTTTTGACCGAACGTCAAGCCGGTTGTTTCCGACCGTGTGCCCGATTCGGCTACCCACTGCGCAGCAAATTGCCCTGTCCGGGATGGTATGATGATAGACTTTAGGCCTGTTCTGCGCACACGCATTAATGAACGAACCGGACTCATCTCAGTTACGCCCTTGATGATCTCTTTGACGTATTCAGGTGGTGCCAGATACCCGCCCGCAGTGTCGGTTCCAACGGTCAAGCCCGCGTTGAATTCTTTAGCCCTATTAAGCGCTTCGCGCTGGTTATCTGAAAGATTGTTTTCGCCGCGTACGTGAGCGTTGTGAACGGCGCGAACCCAATTTTCATGAAACTCTTTGTTGGCTTCAGGGCTTGATGCCACAGCATCAGGTCGATTAAGCCGCATGTCCAGCTCGTCCGCATGTTCTTGCGCTGCCTTAGCGTCATTTTGCGCCTTGACAAGACTGGCATTCATGTCGTCAAACTTGGCTAGGCCAGCCTCAATTCGTGCCATTTTCTCGTCAAGCAAAGCGTCATCTTTTTTTGCCTTGGCGTCATTAGCGTCTCGCATTTCATCGATTGCCTTCATTGCGTTTTCGATGATTTCTTTCGGGTCTTCTGTTACTTCGGACATTTAGTCCTCCTATTTTTTGAGTTTTGAACGTATATGTGCGGTAAGTCGCTTAAGTTCCATTACCGCAGCCTCGTCGCCCTCATCCCGTAGGGTCGGTGTCGGCTCTACAGGCTTATTTGCCTGTGAGAAAGCCCGTGCGGCATACGCAACAGTGCGCTTCGCTTGGGCATTTGAGAAGCCTTCTCCGTCGCGGAGAAGCTTTTCTAAATCTCGTGCAACTATGCTGTCCTGTACCTTGGATAACAGGCCATCGGGTGTATTATTGAACATGGCAAGCATGGAAGATGCTGCGGCTTTTTTGCTTTTATTTTTAGCGGGTCGAACGCCATCTGCAAAACCAGCTTCAACGGCTTCCTTGCCTAAAAACCACGTTTCAGCATTAACTAGTTTTTCCACTTGTGCCCGCGTTTTTCCTGTGCGGGCAGTGTATATGTTGACAATACCATCTTGAAGTTTATCCAGCACTTCCGCAGTTTCTCGAAAATCATCCGCATCGCCTACTGCAATAGACCATGGTTTGTGTACCATCATGCTAGCGCCCTCGGAAATCCGTATTTCGTCACCCGCCATCGCTATCACTGAAGCAATTGAGGCTGCAATGCCATCAATTTCCACTATGATCTTGGCTGAGTGGCGTGCAAGCGCATTGTAGATAGCAATACCATCAAACACACCGCCGCCGCCGCTATTCATCCTTACCAATATAGTTTTGACTTCCAGATCAGCGACCTCGGTAGAGAACTCAAGCGCGTTAACGCTGTCCTCGTAAAAACCCCCTATATCCCCATAAATAAAGACTTCAGCCTCATCGGAATCGTGTTGAGCGTTAATTCTTACAACACCCTGCATTCTAGCATCGGGTGCACGGTTCATAGTCAAGCCCGCTTCCAGAATGCTGCTGTCAAAAAGATGTTTATTCATCGGTTTTTCCTGTTTCCTCGGATACTGGTTCCATATTCATAGGTGCGCGGAATTCATCACCGCCGTCATATGGGTTCAAGTCTTCAAATCCTCTGATTTCATTAGCACTAATCGCCGCAGTACCATTAAGAACACGATATAACTCTGATCTATCTCGCGTATTGCCGCGCAATAGCGCATTAACATTAAACTTTGCATGCAACCCTTCGTCCCGATCCTTTTTTGTCAACAAATTTTTGGCAATAGACTGTTCCCACGAAACCACATTTGGGTTAAGTGCATTGACGACGTGCGCGCCAAAGAATTGTTCGGCGCTTGAAAACGTGGGGGCTTGGCTGCCTATTCCTAAAACTTGCGGATATACGCCCATCGCAAGGCATATTTCATCCCGTTGATGCTCCCGCGTTTGCAAATGCTGGCTGTCCACACCGGTCATAGAAAATGGTGTCCATTTCGCGCCGCCGTCCAATATCATCGGACGCGAAAAGTTTTGTGGCCCAGCGTTATTTTCTTCAACCCATTTACGTAGAGCCTTGTATTGTTCTTCCGTTAACTTGCCCTCAACCGAATACATACCGGAAGGTTGCGCGCCATTTTTATGCAATCTTGCCTGACTGCCCTCCGCGGAAATAGATAAACCTATCGCCTCAGATGCCAGGTTAACGATATCCAAGCCAAGAAACCCGTCCCACGAAAGCCCTCGCAAGTGCCAAATTGCCTCCCTTGGAAACTCCCGACGTTCGCCATTTCCAGCCTCTACGTCATACGTGGCCTTATATTTCTCAGACATGTGGGGGGTAACATTTTTTACATTTAATGGGATTAGCTCTTTTATCTGACCCCTAACGCGATTTATGAACACATAAGCATTACCCTTTAACAGCCTGTGAAGCTCAACCATTTGGCGGAACTCCATTGATGTCTGCCACTCATTCGGGTTAATGGCTAAAATATCGAAAAGATGGTGTTCTTTTGCTGCCGTCCTTGTTTCATGCCCGCCATCTTCGGTTACGCGGGTTAACTTTAACGGCAAATGTGCCAGCCCATTTGTTAAAAGACGCACACACGCAAGAACAGTTGATACCTTTAGCGCGGTTTCAACCGTTACCGAACCGCCGGAACCAGAGCCACCACCCATATTCCGCAACAAATCATCAATGCTTGTTGCGTTTTTGTGACGGCTTATCAGGCCACCGAAAAAGCTACTCATCCGGCACCCCTAGCCCACAAAAACCCAACAGCCGCCGCCATCAATCCGCCAACAATCCACCCTGCTGGTACGTAAATCAACCACGCTCCGTAAGCGATTGCGCCGATACCGCACAGCATAAGCCCATCCTGTAATAGCCCTGCCATGTGTTTTTTAAATTTATCAAGCATGCGCCATTGTTTCCCAGAAAGATCTAATTGAAGATGCACCGCTAATCTTGGCCTTCGCTGCACCAAACGCCATGCCGCCAGCAACAATGCCGTCAATGCGGCCTGTCGATTTCCGCTTGTCAAAAACCCTGTTATCAGTGCCCGCCGGATCGGGCCGTATCACCACCGACGCCGCATTGAAGGTTAAAACAGGATTGATGCAAACCCTTACTCTATTTTCAATTATAGCATTCTCAAACGCTTCAACGCTTTGCGGCATCCATAACGGGTTTTCGATCTGCTCGCCCTTTTCGTTCAATATCGGCTCGCCATCACAATCACGCAGCACACCCCCACGCCTAAATCCTTGAGGATGTTCTATCATTGGAACGTCAACACCTTCCTCGTCCAAAAGGTCGGACTCAAGCTCCTTAAATCTGTACCTATCGTAAGCTATGTTGCGCAAATCAAACTCTTCTGAAACCTCCAACATGCGTTTCGCAATAGGCGACAGTTTGATTATCCTGCCTTCCGTCACGTTAAGAAACCCTGCATCAACCCATTGGTCATACGGAACACTATCTCGCGCAACCGCGTCCATTAACCCGACTTTCGGCTTCCAAAACTCAACAAATAAATCAAAACCATCTTCACCATTAGGAAACAACAGCGCTAGCGCCGATAAATCTATCCCGAATGACAGATCAAGACCACCGTAACACTCACGCCCGCGATAATCATCCAATTTCAAGTCAGCCTGCACAGATTGCCATGCGCCCGCAGATAGCCACGACCTGTCCGCATCGGTCCACTGGCAAAAATGCAAGCGCCGAATATTGTTCATTTTCCCCGGTATGGCCTTTGCCTGCGCGACAACGCCCGCAAGATAGTCCTCGCGCAGAATAACCCCCAACATCGGGTTAGCCTTTACCCAGCACGCCGGGTCCTCAAACGGGTCATCGTCTTCATCAAGTGCGCACACATACGAAAAAGTTGTGTCATCAATCTTGGTACCATCGGCCACGGCTACAGCGTGCTGGTGTTCCTGCCAGCAAACAGATGCTCTATCATGACCACTGTTTGTTATCATCACCAACAACGGGTTAAGCCTAAACTTAAAGCCACGCTCAAGCGTTTCTATGATCCCGCCATCCGGATGCTCGTGTAATTCATCACACAATGCAAAGTGCGGGCGCGGACCCGATCCTGTCTTGCGAGTTTCACGCGATATAGGCCTGAAGAACGACCGACTTCTCGTATGGTACATGTTCCACACAGGGTTTTTACCCGACGTATCGATGGCCCGGCACAAATCAGGTGATCTGTCGCGCATCGCAACAGCATCGCGGTATAGAATATTAGCCTGGTCCTTTGTTGCACCCGCCGCATATATCTCTGCGGCGTTCTCACCGTCAGCCACAAAACCATATAAACCAATCCCGGCAACAAGTGGCGACTTGCCGTTTCCTTTTCCCTCTTCAATGTACGCCCGCCTATATCGCCTCAAGCCATTTGGTGTTTTCCATCCAAATATAGACCCAAGCTTAAATTCCTGCGACGGGGCCAATACGAACGGCAAGCCCTCGAACTGGCCGTCACTTAATGTCAGAAACCTCTTAAAAAATTCTATAACCCTCTTGACCGCATCGACATCGAAAACCAAATCGTCCCGCTTAAGGTCAGACAAATGCCGCTGGCAACTTGCCCGTACATGTGGGCCTGCAACAATCTCTCCCGATAACACACGATTTGCGTAATCAGTCGCCGGGTCAATGTAGGAATTCGTCAAGTGCGTCTTTCTTGTTGTCAGGCATACTAATCTTTGATCTTGTTGCTGGCGTGGCCCCCATTTCATTCAACAGTAAACGAAGCTGGCCAATAGCATTAACCCCTATGTCACTATTGTCCATTAAACGAGCGCGCAACACACTGGCAATTTCAACGGTTGTCCTGTCAGACTCACGTAGCCACGGCAGTTCTTTTTTAAAAGCCTCCCAAGATTTTTTTTGCAGGTCGCAGACAATCCAATCTGAAGGCGCGCCAAGCTCAGGTGAATCAGGCTCGTTGCGTCCTTGGAAATTCTCAGGGTGCTTTTCCATTTGGCCGGTAAGTTTTGCTTTTTCAGTCGCCGTCCGTTTCCTACCCATTTTTCCTCACTGACTATTTAATATATTGTTACATAATTACCCATTTTTTCAAACGGGGAAACAAAAGATTGAC